AACTTTTTCCGTAAGGCTTCTGTGATTGAAGGTATTACGAACACTGACTATGCGGGTGAAATCGCAGCATTCGGTGATAGTGTACGAATCATCAAAGAGCCTGAAATTACTGTTTATCAGTATGAGCGTGGTCAAGATGTAACGCAAACTAAGTTGACTGACCAAGAAGTAACTCTGGTTGTTGACACTGCTAACGCATTTAAGTTTATCGTAGATGACATTGAAACTAACATGTCTCACGTTAACTTCCGTGACGTTGCTACGTCTTCAGCAGCTTACTCTTTGCGTGATGCTTTTGACGCAGGTGTACTAGCTACTATGTTTGCTGGTGTTCCAGATGCATCCCCAAATCATAGCATGGGTACGGACAATGCTACTGATATTGCTGCTGGTACTTTTGATGGTACTGGTAACTTGGACATTGGTTTTGCTGCTTCTGAGCATGATCCTATTGATGTGATGGCACGTATGGCACGTTTGCTAGACGAGCAAAACATCCCAGAAGAAGGACGATGGTTTGTAGCAAATCCTGAGTTTTATGAAGTGCTTGCACAAAGCTCTTCTAAGCTCTTGTCAGTAGACTTCAACGCAGGCCAAGGCTCAATCCGTAATGGTTTGGTAAGCTCTGGCAAGCTTCGTGGTTTCGATATGTACAAGTCAAACAACATTGCTGCAACGTCTAACGCTGCTGGTAAGTGCTTGGCTGGTCACATGTCTGCTACGGCTACGGCTCAAACTATTACCAGCACTGAAGTGATCCGTGATCCTTCAAGCTTCGGTGATATTGTACGTGGTCTACACGTTTACGGTGCTAAGGTACTGCGTCCAGAAGCTCTGGTTGCAGCCTTTTACGGTATCGACTAGACCTTTTAGGTGGGGGCTGCTTCGGTGGCCCCTTTCCTTTTTTATTGGAGATTATAATGCCTCAAATTGGTTCAAATTCAAATCCTATGATGATGAGACAAACTATTGCTGGTAAAGGTAGCAGAATCCGTAAAGGAACTAATTACGCACGTTACAAAGATAACTTTGATAAAATTTTTAATAAAGACTCTGATCCTGAATGCGCTACAGAGTTTGAAGGCGCTAGAGCAATTAGTAAAACTTTTTCAATGGAGCAAGACTAATGATGTACGGTAAGGATAAAAAGAAAGGCATGATGTACGGCAGTATGGTACGTGAAGGTAAGATGGGCGGTGGACGCTCTATGTACGGTAATGGTGGTTATGCTTCTGTGCAGGATATGGAAAAAATGTGCAACAACAAAGCATCACGGAATTCAATGAAATGAAAGTAGCTGCTCCTAAAGGTTACCACTGGATGAAGTCTGGAAAGACTTTTAAGCTTATGAAAGATCCTAAAGACGGTTATAAGCCCCATAAGGGTGCAAGTAAATCAGCAACCTTTGAGGTTCAAAAGGCGCATAAATAATGGCAACATATCTAGATTTAGCAAATGAACTCCTGCGGGAGATGAATGAGGTAGAGCTTACAAGTTCTAGCTTTGCTTCTGCTGTGGGTATTCAACAACACGTTAAAGACTCTATTAACAGGGCTTATTTAGATATTGTTAATGAAGAACCTCAGTGGCCTTTCCTTGCTGCTAACCTAAGCGGTGAAACAGATCCTATGTACGGTAATGTGTATGTAGAAACTGTAGCAGGACAACGCTGGTATACTTTAAAACCTTCTAGTTCTTCGCTGACTACTGACTATGGTTATATTGATTGGGATAATTTTTATCTTACTACGGTAGGTGTATCAGGAGAATCAGCACCTTATGTTGCAAGAAACTTACGTTTTACTACAACAGAAGCTTGGAAAGATTATCGTCGTATTTCAGAAAATTTAGATGATGCAGATACGCAGCAGTATGGTGTACCTGATCGTGTTATTAAAAGTCCTGATAATCGTAAGTTTGGTTTAAGTTCTATACCAGATAAAGTATACCGTGTTTGGTTTTATGCTTATGTACTACCTACAGAACTTTCTTTGTATAGTGATGAAATTGTATTTGCAAATACTTATAAGCCTGTGCTTCTTAACAGAGCTAGGTATTACATTTATCAATTTAAAGAAAGTCCTCAATTTTCTGCATTTGCGCTTGAAGATTATAAGCGTGGCTTGCGTTTGATGAAGCTTAATTTAATGGAGCCTAATCCGGGTGAGTTTAAAGATGATCGTATGAGGTTTGTTTAATGTCTCAGCCATTTGGTTTATCAGCTAGAGGAGGACTCTATACAAGTCTTAACCAACTTGAAATGCTTCAGCAGCCGGGGATTGCTTCTAAACTTACAAACTTTGAAGTAGATATTAATGGCGGCTATAGACGTGTAAATGGTTTTAGTATTTTTGGTGGTGGATCATCCGTAAGACCTAATGGGTCTAATAAAATATTAGGTATTAAAGTTTATGCTGATGGTGTAATAGTTTGTTCAGGTACAGGAATTTTTTTTAGTCAAGACGGAACCTCATGGATTTCTATATCTAAGCAAAGTGTACATAGCAGTGGAGATAACTACACAACCTTTACAGGACGTACAGATTTAACTCGTAGCGATCAGAATCAAACAAGTTTTTCATTATTTGAAGGTATTTCAGACTACGGTGAAATTATTATATGTGATGGATCTAACAAACCTTATTTTTTTAGAATGGAAGGAACAGGAGCCTTAGCAACAAGAACTTTTTTTGCCGGTGAAATTACAGTAAGTGGTACAGTTTCTCCAACAGTAGGAACTATACATGATAAACATCTTGTAGTTTCAGGTGCTGAAGGTGCAGAAAATACAATTTTTTATAGTAAAACAAACGATCCTGATGATTTTACAGGAAGTGGTTCAGGCTCTATTGTACTTGAAGATCAAGTAGTAGGTTTGGCTAGTTTTCGTAACGACCTTGTTATTTTTTGTAAAAATAGTATTTTTAAATTGTTGAATATTAATGATTCTTCAAATATTACAATACAGCCTGTAACAAAAAATGTAGGTTGTATTAGTGCTGCAAGTATTCAAGAAATGGGCGGTAACTTGTTATTTTTAAGCCCAGATGGTTTAAGAACTGTTGCAGGTACAGCCCGTATTGGAGACGTTGAGTTAGGTGCTGTAAGTAGACCTATACAATCTATTATTCAAACTATAGCAGATAGTGTAAATACTTTAACTATTAGCAGTGTAGTATTAAGAGATAATTCACAATATAGATTATTTTATAATACTAATGGTACAGCTAATAGTTCTGCTAAAGGTTTTATAGCTACTTTAACAAATGAAGGTTTCCAGTTTTCAGAATTACAAGGAATTAAAGCTACAGCTATAACATCTGATTTTGCTTCCGACGGTGTTGAAAAAACATTTCATGGAGACGGTGATGGTTATATTTATAATCATAATATAGGTAATTCGTATGATTATGGGGGTACGCCTGCAAATATTACAGCTTCGTATCAAACACCTAATTTAGATTTTGGTGATGTAGGAACTAAAAAAACTATGCGTTATGTCAGGATTTCTGTAAGTCCTGAAGGCGGTATTCAACCAACATTACGTGTGCGCTATGATTATGAAGATCCTCTTATCGCACAACCTTTAGATTACATTTTAGATAGTATTCCTTTGCCTAGTCTTTTTGGTTCAGGCATTTTTGGTACTAATGTTTTTGGAGCTACTCCTGATCCATTAGTACGTCAAGCAATACAAGGTAGTGGACATACTGTAAGTTTTATTGTAACAAGTTCAGATCAAAATGCACCATTTACTATTAATGGTTTATATGTAGATTATACCCCTTCAGGTAGGAGATAATAAATGGCTCAAAGCTATACAAGACAAAGTACATTTTCTGACGGGGATACTATATCAGCATCTTTGTTTAATAATGAATATAATCAACTTTTAAATGCTTTTAGTTATTCTGCTGGAAGTTCATCTAGTACAGGCCATAGACACGATGGTACTGCTGGACAAGGCGGTAATATTTTTAAAATTGGTGATCTTGATTTTCTTAACAAGATCGAAGTAGATGGAACTAACAACCGTCTAGGTTTTTATGTAGAAGTTTCTAGTGCTGCTGTAGAGCAGATCCGTATTCAAGATGGTGCTATTGTACCTGTTACGGATAATGATATTGATTTAGGTACGTCTTCTTTAGAGTTTAAAGATCTTTATATTGACGGTACTGCAAATCTTGACAGCCTTGTGCTAGGCAGTGGCTCTACAGTTACTGCTATTCTTGATGAAGATGATCTTAGTTCTGATAGTGCTACATCATTAGCTACGCAGCAATCTATTAAAGCTTACGTAGATGCACAAGTAACTGCTCAAGACTTTGACTTTAGCGCAGACTCTGGAGGTTCTTTAAGTATTGACCTAGACAGTGAGGCTATGACCTTTACAGGCGGTACAGGTATTGATACGTCTGGTTCAGGCAATGCAGTAACTTTTGCAATTGATAGCACTGTAGCAACTCTTACGGGTTCTCAAACTCTTACTAACAAGACTCTTACTGCTCCTACTCTTACAGGTACAGCAGTAGTAGCTTCTTTAGATATTTCAGGTGATGTCGATGTTGATGGCACATTAGAAACTGATGCTCTGTCTATTAACGGTACTATCGTAACTAGCACAGCAGCAGAACTAAATATCTTGGATGGTGTCACAAGTACTGCCGCTGAGTTAAATATACTTGATGGTGTAACATCAACTACTGCTGAACTTAACATTTTAGACGGTGTTACAGCTACTACAGCAGAACTAAATATTATGGATGGCGTAACATCTACAGCAGCGGAACTAAACATCTTAGATGGTAAAGCGTTCCTTGATGAAGATGATATGTCTTCTGATAGTGCTACAGGTATTGCTTCTCAACAATCTATTAAAGCTTATGTAGACGCACAGATCACTGCTGAAGATTTAGACTTCCAAGCAGACTCAGGTGGTGCTCTAAGTATTGACCTAGATTCAGAAACTTTTACATTTACTGGTGGTACTGGTATTGACACAAGCGGCTCTGGTAACGCTGTAACCTTTGCTATTGACAGCACTGTAGCTACGCTTACTGGTACGCAAACGCTAACCAATAAGACGCTTACGTCACCTACGCTTAACACACCTACTATTGGTACTTCGTTTACCATCGGCTCTGCTACTATTACTGAAGCAGAACTAGAAATTCTAGACGGTGCTACAGTAACTACTGCTGAATTAAATATACTTGATGGAGTAACTTCTACAGCAGCAGAATTAAACATTCTTGATGGCGTAACCTCTACCGCCGCTGAACTTAATATTCTAGACGGTGTGACAAGTACTGCTGCTGAACTAAATATTTTAGACGGTGTCACTTCTACTGCTGCTGAACTAAATATTTTAGATGGCGTTACTAGCACTGCTACAGAACTTAATATTATTGATGGTAGCACTTCTGCAACTTCTACTACACTTGCAGATGCTGATAGAGTAGTAGTAAACGATAACGGCACAATGGTTCAAGTTGCCCTTACTGACTTTGAAACTTATTTTGAAAGTGCTTTAGATACTCTTAGTAACGTAACTACTGTAGGTACACTAGGAAGTCTTACAGTCTCTGGTGATGTCACTGTAGATACAAACACGCTAAAGGTAGACTCTAGTAACAATCGTGTAGGTATTAACCAAGCGTCACCTACAGTCTCTCTTGACTTAGGTTCTAACACTGATGCACTTCTTGTACCCGTAGGTACTACAGCACAACGTCCTAGTGGTGCAGCAGGACAGTTCCGATATAACAGTACTCTTGGACGCTTTGAAGGCCATAACGGTACTGAGTTCGCTGAGATTGGTGGTGGCGGTGGAACCAATACTTTTACTCGTAATAGTTTTTCAGGTGATGGCTCTACCACTGCATTTACACTGTCACAGTCTATTGATGATGAAAATGACCTGATCGTATTTAATGGTGGTGTCTTCCAGAACCAAGCAGCTTACAGTGTCTCTGGCACTACGCTTACCTTTGGGACTGCGCCAGCTAACGGTAATACATTAATTGTATACTCTGTACGTACAGCAGTATCCGGGTCTAACACCAGCATAGCGACAATGACAGGTGACGGTAGTGATACTACTTTGACCCTTTCAGCTAATCCTGTTAATGAAAATAATGTACAAGTTTACATTGATGGTGTATATCAAAACAAGAGTACATTTAGTATCTCTGGCACTACTCTGACATTCTCTACGGCTCCTCCAAA